AAAGGATTATGCTGCAATAATACTTCTACAGGGGGTTCCGTACGAGCAGGACGGCTAATTCGCAATGCTTGTGGATCTGGCTGTATGCGAGGAGGTGTAAGCTGTGGCTGTTTAGCTTCAAATTCGTCTGGTCCTACAAGTAAACCGTTCCACTCTAAAATCATCACGTTAAGAGAATATGCTCTGCCTGATCTATCTGAAATCCCTTTAGCATATTTAGTACTAGCAAAACGAGCCATATTATATCCTTAATGATTGTTGGGTTGGTACTAAACGTAAAGCTACTCTTTCGCTGTCTTCTGAGGCCGCTCTTTGCCATTCTTCATCATACATTTGTTTTAGCATTCCTATTCTTTGAGGAGACCGTTTAACAGCTAAATAATAGGATCAACCAGCAACTAAACACGGTAAAAAACGAAAAGGAACATCGGGATTGTTTTGAGCGGTACCAACATCTTGAATACGTTTTACACGATAATAAATTAATTGATCTGTTGAATTAGTAGGAGCAGGCCAAACTGTGATAGTAGGAGTTATTAACCTGTCAATATAAAACTGAGTAGGTCTTCCTTGCGATGTTTTATCTGGAATAGCAAGATAATCACCTCGACTTATTCTTCCTATTGCTATATCAGAACCGTCTCTTCGAATAACAGCTTCTAAAATATCTACCGTAGCTTGTGTATCGCTCAGACTAGGAACTGCTGTAACGCTAGTTACGGCTCCACTTGTGCTTCCTGTAACATTATCAGCTGCAGGAGTAACAACAAATGTTCCTACAGGAACGGTTAAAGTCATAGTAGTAGCTGTAGGTTTAGTAATAACTTTTGCTGTAGTTCCGCTAACGCTTCCTGTAATAGTTTCTCCTATAGAAAAACCGCCTGAAGCCGCTACTGTTAAAGTAATTGTTCCTAAAGGATAATCGGTAATAGCGGAAGTCGTAGAAAGTTGTGCCATGTTTTGCGTAACTTCTTCAATTACCCAAAGATTTAATCCTCGGTTAGCCCATTCAGAAAATAAAAGATTTAAAGAACGCCGTGCTGTTTTAGAATCGTACCCAGTACGTAACTCTAAACCGCACCGTTCATAAGCTTCTTCAATAATCTCCGACATACTTAAATTAAAATCTACTGTTTCTGAAGTAGCCATTTCACTATCCTTTCGCCATCTTTTTAAAAGTTTTTGCTAATTGTGCGCGTTTAACCGTTGTAGGACTATAATCCCCAGGATTTTTTGCCACTTTATTAGCAAGACCTTGAACACTCATATCAGCATTTTTGGCTTGTTTGGTGAAAGCTCCTTTTTTTAAATTAGCTTTTTGTATCCAGTTGCTACCACCTACATTATACCGTTTTTTAGAACGAGCATCGGGGGAATGAACTCCCCCGTGCATATAGACATAAGCTTTACCATCAGGATTTAGTTTCTTTTTCTTTTCATTTCTTGCCGAAATATTAGCAACAGAATTAAAAGTCCCCATGATAATCTCCTAAGTGTTAGAGTATACTTTAATACACTCCATTACAACCGTATACGTATCCGCGGCACCTTCACCTACAGTTCCAAAATAAACATCTCCGTCATTACCTGCTGTACCAAAAGTTCCTGTATTAGGTAAACCACTAAAACTAGAGAAATCGTAATTATCACTATAATTTATTGGCGTTTCTAAAGCTAATACTTGAGTAGTAGCGTTCCAGAAAATTCGTAAATTTAATCCTACAGTAGAGTACATAACCTTAACTATACGCACTCCCGTGCAAGGATTACCATTAACAGGGTTTTTGGCAAGTTCGGAAACATCTATTTTTTTAACAGGTGTACCTTCACCGGTATCGACATATGTATGAACAAAAGAAGCTACATACTTCTGAGGGCCATCTATAATGATCGTGTTGGTGTCTGTATCAGCCATTGTCTTTTCTCCTTAATTAAATTATACTGTTGACCATGCTGCAGCACCTTTTACAGCTGCGAAATCTTTAGCAAGGTCATAATTAACATTCCATAAACCTGCTTCTGTGCAACTGAAATATATATACGAACCGATACTTACATGATTTGTTACTACACTTGCGGGAGTAATTGTTAATGTATTGTTTAATGCTACTGATGTAACGAAAGTTAATACATTTGTAGCTCTAGATTCAAAAACAGAACCTGTTCTAAAAGCATCCGTTCCTGATGTAGTAAATTTTAGGTCAGCTGTGCCACCTATGGTGTCAACAGATTGGGCATAAACAACCCAAGTATTAACTAAAGTTAAACCGTTACTAACATCCGGAAGAGTTATTGTACATGCCGCAGCACCTGTGAAGTTAACAGCATTAACTGTATTGCGCGTTAAACTTACGGATGTAGCTGCTGCAACTGTTTGCGCTGTTAGTCCTGTAAAGTCAGGTCTTGTTCCTAAATAATTTGTAGTTTCTGTTCCTGTAGTAGAATCAGTAGTAATTGTTTGAAATCCATGTTGTGATCTCACTGGGCCATTAAAAGTTGTATTAGCCATTGTTACCTCCTCATAAAGGGTTTGGTTTTAGCGTCTTATGAGTGTCTGCTAGGTCAGTCGCTAAAAATTATATTACCTAGAAAATGGGGGGAACTCTCCCCCCACTCAATCGTCTTATGATGTTCCCGGAGATCCATATACACAACGTGGATCTGAGTAACCGAAGCTATAACGCTCACGGGCTTTAAATCTTACGTTGCCTGTATCAAAATCGCCTTCCATCTTAGTAGACATGCTTAAACGTTCAAAGTGAATAAATCCACGAGGAGCGTCTGTCTTAATAAACCATGCGTTTGCATCGTTTAAGAAGTGATTAACGGTGTAACCCTGTGGAAGCATTCCCATGTTTCTTGTAGCGTTAACATCATTATCAGCAGTCCCAGGTTGAAGTGTAGACTCAAGAAGTCTATCAGCTACAAACTGTAAGTTGGCAGGAACTATTAGTTTAGTACCTTGTACGGACACTTTTAAACCACGTTCATCAACGAAAGCAGCTATCTCGATTAAACCGTTTTCGAGACTAGTTTCGTTAAGATCAGCAGCAGTTACAGGTCTATTAGCAAATGTATTATTATTAACTAATGGATGACTTGCATTACATAAAGTCACTCCGTCACCACCTGTTACAGCAGTGTCAAAAGCATCATTTAATATAGTTGCACCTTTAACTTGTTTTGTGTGTGCCATACTTCTTGCTAAAGCTTTTGTATAACGAGAAGCAAGACGATCATAAAGATTATCTTCAATTGCTTCTTCTGTTATTGAGAAAGCTAATGCAATAGTTTCGTTATTATACCTTGCAGTATAAGCTTCTTGTGCGTCATCAAAAGTTATTGAAGAACCTTCACCTTTAACAGGTGCTGCTCCAAAACCAGATAACATTACTTCTTCTTCGAACGCACGTTCTGATGACTCTGTATCAAAAATTTGCGCCGCTTCGTTTTCGTACCTTTTATACTCAAGACCAAAAAGGGCGTTGAGTCCAGGTTCTAGCTCTTTAGCGAGCTGTGCTCTAGATATTGCCATGTTTCAAGTCCTTCCTATAAACCGGTTGTTGCTGGAGTACCAGCAGCAATTGAGCCCGTTGGGGCATTATAATGATTAAGTAGACGAACAACTACTCCAACACCTGCTGCTGTCCAATCAGTATTAGATGAATCTTGCATCCAACCCATGATTCTCAGTGGTCTTGCTGCTGTTGTGTCTCCTCCTGAAGCTGCTATCTGAGCTTTAGAAGTACCACTTGTGGTACTTCCGTCATACCCAGTATAACCTGTTACAGCACCAAAATTTGCATTAGTATAAATTAAAGCTCTTAATGCTGCTTCACTAGTTACTGTCGCATCCGTCGCAATTACAAATAATTGATCGGGATCGTCATACACATAAGCCTTGATTTCATAAGCAGAATCTGCTCCTGAACCAGGCCAATAATTACTGAAAGTCGGTTTTCCTGTTGTACTTGAAACATACTCACAACCCCAAAATACACCTACAGTACTGACACTTCCGCCAGCTGCTGCTTGTGATCTATCAATATAACCAGAAGTCAAAGGTATAACCATTTGTCCTTGGTAAATTGCATTAGTGTTGCCGTTTGCTATCGCATACATGGAATAATTCGAGTTTCCAGTAGAGTTTGCGGACGAGCCCAATTTACTAATTGGTCTGAGTCCAAAGGCTAATTGAATATTTGCCATTTTTTTATTACTCCTATACGGTTAAAAATTAGTCCTCGCTTTTACTTTTGCGAGAACCGCCAAATGTTACACGAGTTTCTCTTTCTGGCTTATGAATAGCCATTGCAGGATGTTGAGTACGAGCTAACTCGTTGTCAACAGCTGCCATTTGATCGCGGGTTCTTTCCCGGTAATATGCGTCGCGCTCATTCGCGATTTCAATGGGCAGTCTTCCTAGTAGTAATCCACCTACTCCAATAACTCCGGCATGTTTGCCGTCATCAATTGTTGGAGCATCAAAATCTGGGTATTCATCTCCTCGTACTAATTCCCAACCTTCTCGTGCCATGGCTGAAACATTTTTACGGTCGTCAAAACCCATAACTTCTGCTCGAATCCACCTATGAACATAACCTTCTGGTGGTTCCGGAGCCTCTAATTGTGATGGTGGCTTCCAGGGCCCTCTGCGTGCATTTTTTTCGCGAGTTTGTTGAGCACGGTCTATTCTCGTATTACTTTGGGGAGTTGTGTTCTCCATTTTTTCGTTTGTCATTTTCTTACTCCTTCACATATTTTGCGTATTCTTCTAACGGAACGCCTAGTTTTTTGGCTATAGCTACTTGTGAAGGCGACAACCGCACAGTTTTTCGTCCACCTTTGTTGCGGGATTTGGAAGTCTCAGCAGACGCAACTTTACGACTTCCTCCGTTTGTAGTCTGGGTTCCTAACTTATGAGGAAACTCAGACGCTAATCGTTTATCGAGTTCAGCATAGTACTCTTGACTTTGTGGGTCAAACCCTTCGTCCTCAATTAAACGCCTATGAATGCCAAAAGAGGCATATGTCATAACTTCGTCATGCCCAAACCACTCATTTTTGTGTGCCCATGCCTCCGCTTTTGGGTCTGGTGGTTGTTGCGGTTGTTGTTGTTGCATTGGTTGTTGTTGTTGAGCCACAGGTTGTTGTTGTTGAGTCACAGGTTTTTGTAACTTAGATTTTTCTACGGTTAAAGTAGCTAAAGCTTCTTGCGCTTCTATAAGTTTATCACTATCTCCAGCTTCATGTGCATCTTTTAAAGCACGTTTTGTCGTATTTAGCTGGGAATCTATTCTTCCTCCAAATTCTTCTTGGTACCCTTTATCTAGATTATGTAAACGATTTTTTAAATTGTCGTTTTCTTTTTTAACGTTTTCTGCAAATTCCACCGCCGATTGTTTTTGGCGTTCTTCTTCGCGCATACGTTTCGTAAGTTTATCAATACGAGTTTTCACTCCCGCACTATAGTCTTCTAGTTCATCTTTTTTTTCTTCTTGTGTTTCGATTACTTCCGTTTCCGTTACCGTTTCGCTTCTAATCTTTTTAGCGTCAGGGCTTACGTCTACTTCCACAGATTCTTCGTCAGCTTCGCCAACGTCTAGGTTTTCTTCAGGCATATTCTTACTCCTTTAAATATGTTTAACATCATCGGGTTCCAAAATAGTAGCAATCACTTCGTCATCATTAATGATACGAACTTCTCCGCCATCTATCTTAAAACGTGATCCAGCGTAACGGCCAATACAAACCCATTGACCTTCTTTGCACCAAGCTTCTTCCCCTGTTCCAAATTTCCCAGGATCTTTATAAGCCAATGGTCCTTTTTTTAATACATAAGCAACAACGGTTGCTAGTTGCTCACGGTCTCGCACAGCATCGGGAATAAAAATTCCTGACTCTGTTGTTGCTTTCCCCATATACGGCATGACTAGAATACGCCATCCTGTAGGTTGAGGAAGTCTTTCTTTAAGGTTTTTCTCTATTAAACTTGGATCAAGAACTTTCGTGTCTTGCGGTTTATAGAGGGGTTCTACATTAACGTTCTTATTTTTCTTGGTTGCTTTCGCAACATGGTCGGGCACATAAAGTGTTTTCGGCATTTATTATACTCTCTTTCATATTTTACTTTCTGCTTTCTCGTTTCTATCAAGAGCGTCTTTTACTTCGCGCTCCGCAAATTGCAGACCCTTTATTTCTCCAGTAAGCTGGCGATACTCCTCCATATTTTTAGGAGTC